GCTGCGACAAATGCGGCCAGTGCGCTGCGCGGCCAGCATCGTCGTGCCACTGCCGCCGAACGGCTCGAACACGATGTCTCCGGCGTCTGTGTAGGACTCGATGGCGAACTCCGGCAACGCCACCGGGAAGACGGCGGGGTGATCAATGTCCTGACCGATCTTGCCCTTGTGGCGCATCACGCGAATCACTGAGTCGGGGATTCGGGTGTCCTGCGTCGGTTGACCCTTGTGCGTCCAGCCGCCGACCTCGCCATCCTTACCGCGCATCGCCGTGGACGACCCGTCAGCGCGCAGGTGCGATTCCTGGCCTGCGTGCTTGCAAGGCACGATCTTGTTGGGTTTGCGGGTGCTGCGATTGAAGTGGAAAACAAACTCGAAGCTGGGAGCCAATCGGCCCTGCCAGTCGCCGGGCATGCCTGGCCCCTGATCCCAGACGTACCACGCGAAGCGCCGCCACCCTAGCTGACGCATCCAGGACAGCCAGCCGTCCCAATAGGGGATGACTTCGTTGTCGCGGTGGATCAGCCCAAGATTGACCAGCACCTGTCCGTCGCCCGCCATCGGCAGATGTGCGAACACACCGCGCATCAGGACATCCCAATCGGCAATGCCGCCCGAGGTGTAGTCGCGCTGGTTGCCATAAGGCGGCGAGGTGAAGCAAAGCTGCGCGGTGTCACCCTGCATCAGCGTGGCGACCACGGCTGGGTCGGTGGCGTCGCCACAGATCAACCGGTGCGAGCCGATGGCCCAGACATCTCCCTCGCGCGACACCGCCACCACTGGCGTGTCAGGTACGTCATCGGTCGTATCGGGTTCATCGGCATCTACACCATCCTGCGCCGCCGGTTCACCTTCAGTCGACTGGGCATCTGCCAGCAGCACATCGATCTCGATGTTCTCGAAGCCGGTCAGCGCCAGTTCGAAACCCGCTTCGGAAAGCTCCGCCAGTTCGAGCGCCAACATCTCCTCATCCCAGCCAGCGTCAAGCGCCAGCCGGTTGTCGGCGATGACCAAGGCGCGCTTTTGCGCGGTGGTGAGATGGGCCAGTTCGATCACTGGCACCTGATCCAGCCCCAGCTTGCGTGCAGCAGCCAAACGACCATGGCCCGCGATGATGCCGTTGTCGCCATCAACCAGGACCGGGTTCGTCCAGCCATATTCGACGATGCTGGCGGCGATCTTGGTGACTTGCGCCTCGGAATGTGTGCGCGGGTTGCGGGCGTAGGGAATCAGCTCCTCGACCTTGCGGTACTCGACGTTGAGCGTATTCAAAGAGGGTGTCCTGAAAATAGAAAACCCGCCGACGACAAACCGTGGGCGGGTTTTGGGGTTGGTGCGAACTGCGAACCGTGCGAACCTTGGTTCGCACCCTGACGCTAAAAAAGCGCCGCGCTCGCGCCCCCCGCATGGCTTTTCGGCCAGGAAGGACCCATCACGCTCGGCGGGCCGGATCGCGAAGGCAGAAATGACGAAGGCCACGGAGCGATCCGTGGCCTTCGAACATGCTTCTCTCGCGAGGTTAGCGAAATCCTAGCGCAAAACCGGCGAAAGTGTTGCACGCCGAAAATCGATCGAAACCCGCACTGCTCCTTGAGGATGCGCATGCGTTGGCGGATGTTGGTGACTTCCTGCAACTTCACTTACGTTGCTTGTCGGCCAGACCACGGTACTTGGTTTCTAGGCGATCGAAAACCTCCTCGGCCGGGCGACCCTTTCCGCTCGACTGGCCGGCCGCAATGGCGGCGCGTAGATCGTCCGATTCGTTTCGGCGGCACATCGCATCGAACTCCGCCATGCGCTGATCGTCGATCAGGCCGATCTCGTGGAGAGCGCGCGTCGTCTCGTGGAGTTCCCGCAGGGCGCGACTCGTGCGCTTCTTGGTTGTCACGAGGCGCACCTCACAACACCGCTTCGAGCCCCTTGCGCTCGATCAGGTTGAGCAGCTTCAGGGACGGGCCGCTCGGCTTCTTGTCGCCAATCTCCCACTTGCGTACGGTCGACAGACTGGTGTTGAGCACGGCAGCCAGCACGGCCTGGCTCAGATGGAGGTTCTTGCGCAGCGCGCGAATCCTCTCGGCGTCGTACTCCGGGACGGGCTCCATGCACAGGGCGTCATACTTCTGCATCTTGCGCTTGTCGATGAATCCGAGACGATGCAGGTCGCTCGCCGTCTCGTGAACGGCTTCGAGGATTCGGCTCTTGGCCTTAGGTTTGGTCGTCATGGAAAATCTCCTGTAGCGAGTCGTCTTCGATCGCCTCGTTCAGCTGCCGAGCGGTTCGGGCCAGCAAATCGGCAGCGACGTCTTGCAGGGCTTCCAACTCTTCGTCGCTGATGTTTGCACGCTCGTTCTTCTCGAACCCGAAGACGAAGAACCATCGGTTACCCTTGTTGGTCGCAACGAGCGTCCGTGCTCCGCCACGTTTGCCTCGGCCGGCGAGGCCGACCCGTTTCTTGACGATGCCGCCGCCCAGGTCGGCGTCGATCAGGCCACGGGCCATTTCTTCCACCGCCTGGCAGAGTGTCCGGTCGGATAGCTTGGTCTTGCGCATCCATCGGCTGAAATGGCGGGTCTTGAACACTCTTCTCATTGGCTAAGTATGTCACTTAGTGGCATAGAATGTCCAGAAGTTCCCGAGCTGTCGTTCAGACGGTCGGCCACTGCCGAGAGCGCCTTCTGCCACCGCCGCCAAGCCGTGGTGCGGTCACAGCCGAAGCGCCGGCAGATCTCCCGCCACCCCCGTTCCTCGGCGCGCATCCAGACGAGATGGCGCTGCTCCTCGGTGAGCCACAGCACCCAGCGCATCGTCTCCTCCATGCGGTCGATGGCGGCCGGGTCGGGCGGAAAGCGGTACAGCACGTCGTCGCCGGAGTAGGTCTCCCACGGCTGGCGCAGGATGGCCGGCCAGGTGTTGAAGTAACCCTGGACGCGCACGGGCGGCAGGCGCCGCGCGGTCTGGGCGGCCTCGCGGAAGCGCTCGGCGACGTCGTCAACGCTCCACATGGCCGTCTCCCCGGCGACCGTAGAGCCGCTCGCCGATGCGCTTCACCAGCTCCCGCTCGATCCAGTCGAGCCGCTCGTCGTCGAGCGAGACCACCAGGATGCCCTGGTCGCGCCAGCCGTCGCGTTTTATGGCATCGACGTCCGGGCGAGTCGGTTGCAGGCGCCCGAGGGGGCAACGATAGTGGGGGCTGGGCGCGTTCATGCCGGCACCTCCTGCGTCGCGATCGCCCACATCAGCAGCGCCAGCGCGTCGGCCTCGTTGTCGTCCTCGGGCCGGAAACCCAGGGCCTGCATGGCGGCCACCATCACTTGCTTGCCGGCGTTGCCGCGGCCGCAGGCGTGCTTCTTGATCGTGCCCACCGGCACGCCCTGGTACGGGATGCCGTGGTGCTCGCACCAGGCGGTGAGCTGCGCCATGAAGCCGCCGTAGGCGTGGGCGGCATCCACTCCGGCGTGGCGGCGGACCTCCTCGAAGTACACCGCATCGAGACCGTCCGCCGATTGCTTGACCTCGGTGAGCCAGCGCTTGAAGCGCAGGTAGCGCATGCCGCCGCCCTCGAAGCGCCGGGGCTTGAAGGACTCCGAGCCGCTGGTCACGGAGCCGTCGCGCCCGCGCAGCGCCCAGCCGGTCCGGGTGCCGAGGTCGAGGCTCAGGATGGCCGTGCCCGGTTCCCGATCCCGACCGTCGATGCCGGGCAGACCCCTTCGGGTCGGGGGAGAGGACACCGCGTGTTCCTCTCCCCCCGAAGGGGGGAGGGAGTTTTCGCCAACTTGGAAATCTCCGGAAACCCAGCAACCACGCGGGTTTGGGGAAGTTGGCAAGTTGGCAGCGTTGCCAACTTGCCAATCTGCCGACAACTCCCTAACGCGTTGATCAGTATGGGATTCAAGTTGGCAGGCGTTTGCCAACCTGCCAACGTCTCTGAAAATCGGGGGGAAGTTGGCAGCGGTTTTGCCAACTTGCGCGTGCGTGTTCATGCGGGCTCCTCGGGGTCGTTCAGGTCGTCTTGGTAAACCCACACCTCGGGGTTCTCGACCGGCAGCGCGGCCCCCGATTGCGGGCATTTGAAGTGGGTGGGCAGCACCGGCACTTCGCGCACCGACACTTCGCCCGTGTCTGGATCGGGCTCGCCTAGACCCAAGCGCAGCACCATGGCCTCGACGCACAGGTAGCCGAACTTGGTGCGCGCGGGCGGCAGGCCGTAGTCCTGCGCGTTGCGGAAGTACTTGATGTAGCCCTGCGTCGAGAGCGCGGAGACGCGTTCGCGGATGGTGCGCTCGCCGCCCAGACCGGCTTTGCCCTCGAAGGACTCCGCGAACTGGTTGGCGGTGTAGCAGCGTCCGTTGCCGGCCTCCTCGAACAAGATCTGAAGGATCGCGTCGCGTTTGCGGCGGCGCTCGGCATCCAAGCGCTCCCCGTAGTCCTTCATCACCAACCGCTCGTTGGCATCGACCTCGCGCCACTCGCCGTTGATCTTGTCGACATGCCGTTGCGGGAT